TCGGTCTCATCCATTAAGCAGCGCAACCACGACCATCAAGTCCACATACTTCTGGTTCAGATTCCGCATTATCAAATTTAGACCAACCCCAGTCACCTTCCATGCCGTTGACTGAGTATTCGGTAACTCTTTTCTCAAAGAAGTTATCGTGTGACGCACCGTTTAAAACCCAATCCAACCATGGAAGTGGATTGTCTTTGACTCCAAAGTTTGGTTTCATACCAAGTTGTAGAAGTCTACGGTCTGCAATGTGTCTAATGTATTGCTTTACATCTGCTTCGGTAAGACCTTCCATCTCTAGACCATTGAATGCTAGTTTGATAAATCGGTCTTCTAGTTTGACAATTTTCTTTGCCATATTATAGATTTTAGATTTGAGTTCATCATTTACAATACGAGGATGTTCCTCACATAGTGTTCTGAATAGTTTTGCATTGCCTTGTACATGTAAGGTCTCATCACGAATAGACCATTCTACAATTGTTCCCATGCCTTTCATCTTACCATACCTTTGGAAGTTGAGTAGCATTACAAATGATGCAAATACAGATAAACCTTCATTGAATACAGATTGAGCAAGTGCTAAAGCAAGTCCAGTATTAGATTTGATTTCTCCTTCTTTCATGAAGTCAATCTTATCTGCCATCTCTTGATACTCTAGGAACTTATGAAAGTCTTCATCTGGTAATCCAAGAGTATCATTTAGTAGTGCATATGCTCTTTGGTGAACACCTTCTCTGTTAGCAAATGACGATAACATATTGCGAACTTCATTATTTTTCACACGAGGAATCAATAACTCATGATAATTTTCTCCTACCTGCACATCTGATTGAGTGAACAATCTTAATACTTGGGTAATGAAATCCTTCTCAGCCTCATTAAGTTTTGTTCTCCAGTCTTGAACATCTTCTGATAGTTCTGCTTCATCTTCTATCCAATGAATCTCTTCATGTTTTTTTACTAGTTCTACTGCCCATGGATATAGGAATGGTTTGTATGTTTTTGAATATTGTAGTACCGACATTTTTTATCCCTCGCAAGCCCGACACTCTTCGGACTCTTCTGTGTTTGCGTTATTTAAGTATGACATAAGTTCATCATATCCACCGACATATTCCCCTTCGATATAAATCTGAGGAACAGTCTTGACCTTTCTTCCAGTCACTTCAGCGGCGGTTTTGCCACTTTCTTTTAGGTCAATATAATCATAAGGAATACCTCTCAACTTGAGTTCTTCCTTTGCTAATGAGCAAAATGGACAATCTTTCTTACCATAGATGATAGAACGAGTATCTCCTTGGAGTACAACTCGTTCAACCTTTTCAGAAACCGTTTCTGCTCTTTGCTTGGACTCTGTTCTTAGATAGTAGAGACCTTTGAGTCCCTGCTTCCATGCTTGGTAATGTGCATTATTTACATAGGACTTATCTGCACCTGAAGGAAAGAATAGGTTTACAGATTGACCTTGACAAATATAAGGTTGTCTTTCTCCTGCGTGTCGAATAATCCAGTTCTGGTCTAATTCGTCCGCTGTTTTATATATACTTTTTTCACCTTCAGTGAGAAATCCTAGGTGTTGAACTGACCCTTTATTCGTAATAATAGACTTCCAAGTCGATTCATTATCCTCACCATGATTTTCTAGTATTTGAGTTAGGTATTTGTTCTTTACAAGGAAAGACCCTGCTCTAGTCCTATGAGTATATGCATTTGCTTTCATAGGTTCAATAGAAGGACTTGTTGCAAGAATAATACCAGAACTAGCATTAGGTGCGATTGCTAATAAATGAGAGTTGCGTTTACCAGACCCAACACCGTCAGGATACTCGCCTCTTTCTTCTGCAAGTAGTTCTGTTTCTACTACTGCTTCTGATTTAATGTGTTCAAAAACTGCTTTGTTGATATCTCTTGCTTGTTCTGACTCCCATGCTACTCCATGTTTTTGTAGGAGTGAATGGAATCCCATAGCACCTAAACCCAGACTCCTTTCTCTTTCTGCACTGAATTTTGCTCTAGAGATGGTGTCTGGTGCATTATCGATAAAGTATTGCAAGACGTTATCAAGCATCCTAATAATATCACGAACAATAGTCGTATCACGCCACTCATCGAAGTATTCAAGATTGAGTGATGAAAGACAACATACGGCAGTCCTATCGTCTGAAGTAGGTAAGTGTATTTCGTTACATAAGTTTGACCCATGAATTTTTAAACCTTTCTCTTTCAACGGTTCTGGTAAATCTTTGTTAGCAGTATCAATAAAATTGAGATATGGTTCACCAGTTCTAAATCTTACCTCTAGGATTCTTTCCCACAATTTACGAGCATCGATACTATCCTTGACTTCATTGTTCTTAGGGTCACGCAAATCAAACTCTTTACCTTGCTCAACTGCTTCCATGAACTCATCGGTGATATTAATTGCATTATGTATGTTCAATGCTTTTCTTTGTACATCACCTGTAGGAATACGGATGTTTAGAAATTCTACGATATCAGGGTGACTGATATCCATGTAGGCTGCATAAGACCCTTTACGAGTCTTACCTTGACGGTAAGCAATCATATCAGCATCTACGGTGTGCAGAAACGGTATTGGGCCTGGAGCAATGTCTGATACGGTTCTAACTGAACTCCAGTGACCACCAACACCACCACCAAATACAGATAACCATCTGAGTTCAGATGAATGACCAATCAATCCTTCTAGGGTATCAGGTACAAAGGTAAGGAAACATGATATGGGCATTCCCTTATCTTTAGAGTCTTCACCATTGGGTGCATTTGATAATACTGGAGATGCGAACATGAACCACTTGTTACTAACATAAGAGTATAATCTCTCTGCGAGTTCTGGGTCTAGTTCATTCTTGTATTTGCTCCATGCTAGAGATGCTCTAGCAAATGCTTCTTGGGGGGATTTCTCATGCTCTTTTAAATAAAAGTCGGAGAGCATTCCGACTGCATAATCTTCTAATAACTTATCTTTCTTCTTATCAATCTTGACGATGGTATCTGCCACTTTATTTTCTCCATATAATTTTAGCGGTGAAGGGTGATGTTATTTATCCCCACCGAAGTTTCAAAGTACAACATTATACACTGTTTTAATGAAAAAGTCAATAACTTTTTCTTACAGTATTATGACAAGAAGATATTACTTATTGTTTACATGAGAGTTTCTGGTCTTGTCGATTGCTCTAGAACCGAACCAGAAAGATATGATAGCGGCAAATATTGCCTTAGTATCACCGTCCCATAGGATATTGATTGCTTCAGAGAACTCTGTTCCCTTCTCCATTGCTTCCATCAAAAGGGTAATTTCAATCACTGCAAACAATCCAAAGAAGCAGTAAGTGATTACTGGTCTTACAGATTTCTGAAGTCCTGCAATGAATCCAGTCCCTTGATTTATACTAATGTCATGTTCGATGAGTCTTTGATGTTCTTTATCTGCTCCCATCTGTTCATACATTTTAATTTCATGGTCAAAACCTGCAGCTCTTAACTCTGCCATTTTTTCCATCTTCTTGAGTTCAAACTTTTGTTCGTTTTTTTGTCTGAAATGGTCAGTGATGGCAGGAACTACCGAACCACCAAAACCTAATAAACTACCTAAAATACCTGATAACATTATCTACTCCACTTTTTTTGACTGTCCTCACGATTACTTATAAACCGTTTAAGAACTTCTATGTTTTTCTTACGTCTTTTGTTCATATGTACAGGAACAATCTTATCGTCCCCTGCACCTGCTACAGAAGTTGTTGCCGTGCTTGGTGCTTGTTCTATGAACATTTTAAAACTCTTCATCTCGTTATCTCCCCAGTGGTAAAATAAACCCACTGCTTTGAATTTTCGTGAATACCCTTGTATATATCTATACCTTGGAAGTCCCCAATAGGTTCAGATTCTACATCTAATACACGAATTTTATCACCTTTGTTTACTATATCTTCAATATCTACAGTGACAGTTCCATTCCTCATTCTATAAATTCCAGGCGATAGTTTATTACCTTCAATCATAAACCACTTGCTTTCTTCAGCAAGGCAGTCCAGAATATCTACACCAGTTGCTTCGTGGATTTTCATTAATTCTTTATCAGATAAATTTCCATGTTCTTTGATGAGTAGTAATGCAGAACCATATCTTGCTATTGCGGATTGTCCGCCTGGGACTTTAGCAAGTAATCTTTTGAGGTTCATTACCAATCTTATGAAAGGGGTATAGTGTTCTCTGTAGGCATCACGGTTATCACCTTTACTCATGTCAAAGTCTTTTATCTTCTTACCATCTTTGTCTATGATACCTGCTTTAAACGCACCAGTCTTGTCGAAAGGAGTAACTAATAGTTTTAGAAACCTTATAGTAAAGACCAAATCTGCCGCTGATTTTAATATACCCATGAGTCTATTTATGCTTTTTTGATGTCTCGCAGAGCATTAATTACCTTTTCATCCATTTCAATGTTGGTATACTCTGTGTTTTTGATTGCGTTTAGGAAGAGCAGGAAGGGTTTAATAACACCCCAATGTTTCAACTCTATCTTTAATTCTAACATATCAAGTCCTGCTTGAAAACCAAATACATTGAACACCACGATTAAATGGTTGAGAATGAGTCTCTCAGACAGTTGTTCTGTCTGTTCATACTTATTGAGGAGTCTCTTGATATACTTAAATCTTTTTAAGTCTTCAAAGAACTCTTCACTGTCGATACACTTTGGATTATGATAGTGTTTCGCCGCAAATAATATTAAGTTGTCTTTTGTCAGTTGCATAATAATAAAACCAAATAATAGGGATTACTCCCTATTACTTAGTCTTCAATTATATCTGACAATTGTTCAACCAATGTGTCTTTTTTCATTCTACGGTCTAATTCAATACCGTGTTGTCTACCAAGTTCTTCAAGTTCAACTTTAGTCATATCATCAAGACCTTTATCATTTGCAGGTGCTTCAGTCAATACTTGTGGTGAACCCACTCCGTTAAACTCATTTATTTGTTCTTGCGTTATAGCAGTTGACACATACAACTCACCAGTATCAGGGTCTTCCCATCCTCTAAGAGTTGGTATTGCGTTACTACACCATCCAGGCGGTTTAATACTCATAATTAGTTTCCTCTAAGTTTTGCCATTCTTTCCAAGAATGATTTTGCACTCTTGGTTCTACCATCGTAAGGATTTGATTCTTTCTTTGCCTTACCTTTGGGTTCAACTTCTGCTTGTAGTTCTTTCATAGTTTTACCCATGATTACTTCTCTGATTTTATCTTGCAGAGGAGTTGACCCACTACCAAA